TCTCCCAAACCGAGGTTTTGAAGAAATAAATCCTAGCCTATAAAAACCTCATGCTGAAACAGCGCTAAGCCTTAGAAAAAAATCATGAGTAGATTTTATAACGTGAAAAAGTGAAATGATTATGAAGCTTGTGACTTAAATAAAAACCAGAAAAGATTGATAATACATCAACCTGCAACCGGTGTGATGTATTATCATGAAATAATCGATATGCGCTATAGTTTAATGTTTTTTAGGTCCATCTTTCCTGATGAACTAAAGAGACTTTAATTATGTATTTCGGCATCTTGAGATAATTAAGTACTTCAGAGTTGATTTTATTCTGGCTTCTCAGGCCATATGTCAGAGATACCTTCCTGAAAATCCACCACTTCCAATTTATCAAGGTAGTCAAGCCAGAGCTTGTATTTTATTATTTCATCTTCACTTAATCTTCCAAGTGAATATTTACCTCCCCACTGCTTGTCATTAATAAAGCTAATGGCCGTGTTAATGAGCAAGCTTTTCTGATTTCTTGCAATTTCAATTTTCTGCTCTGGTGTAGAAGGAGAACTATTCTGCCACAGCGGTAATCCGTTATTGCCAGCGATACGGATCATCCCCTCAGGAGCAAGGCCACTAAACTGCTCAAATACATTATCTTCAACTTCAATCCCATCTTCTGGCCATGTGCCAGCTTTTTCATAATCTGAACGTAATACAATTGGATAAAATGCATTATTCTTTGCACTAAAAACGTAATTTTTCATTATCTTCCCCATGCAGCCCATTTACAGGTGCTATCAGTTATACCATTCACTTGCGAGCTACCACGCGTTAACGTACAGATATTAGCAGCAGTGAAGCCAAGTCGAGTTGTTTCGATGAATTGGAATATTGTTGTTGCTACTGGGTTTCCAAAGTCATGAGAATTGAGTTCAATAAGCTCATTTGGAAATGGGATTGGGAAAATAATTTTTGCCGTAGGTGTTGTGGCATTAGTGACAGGGCCCATCCCCCATTGGTAAATGAGGCCATTAGGCCATCTTACCCAGCCATTATCGGAAAAATTAGCAGAATAGTCGCGCAACCTTACGGCATCTCCTAAACCGAGGTTTTGATGAAACAAACCCCTGGCCCGCCTCACCTGCACAATGGCAAACTCCTCACCTTTTACCGGAGAAAAAACGATGCTGATTGGCTATGTCAGGGTGTCAACAAATGACCAAAACACCGATTTGCAACGGAATGCGCTGCAGAGCGCAAATTGTGAACAGATTTTTGAGGATAAAATCAGCGGCAAGACCAGTGAACGGCCTGGTTTAAAGCGGGCGCTGCGGACGTTAAAAGAGGGCGATACTTTGGTGGTGTGGAAGCTCGATCGACTGGGTCGCAGCATGCGTCACCTGGTCATGCTCACCGAAGAGCTGCGCGAACGCGGGGTAAACTTTCGTAGCCTCACGGACAGTATCGATACCAGCACACCGATGGGCCGCTTTTTCTTTCATGTGATGGGCGCACTGGCGGAGATGGAGCGCGAATTGATTGTCGAGCGAACGCGTGCCGGGCTGACCGCAGCGCGTGAAAAAGGGCGCATTGGTGGCCGCCGGCGCATTATGACACCGGAAGTCGTTGCCAGAGCGGAACGCATGATGGCGAATGGCGCCACGCTTCATCAGGTTGCGCTGGTATTAGATGTCTCACCCAAAACAATTTATCGTTATATTCCAGCGCCAAAACAGCACCATTTACGCGGTTCTTCTTACTGAACGATCAGCAAACCGCAATCGAATGCATCCTTTCCACTGACCTGACAATCTGAGCACACCCTCAACACGGAGTGCTACAGATGTCTGATTTTCATCACGGTGTCCGCGTCGTCGAAGTCAATGACGGTACACGCACCATTTCAACAGTTTCAACCGCCATTGTTGGCATGATCTGCACCGCAGAAGATGCTGATGCAACGGCGTTTCCTCTTAACACACCTGTCCTGCTGACCAACGTGCAGGCAGCCGTCGGTAAAGCCGGTACAAAAGGCACCTTAGCGGCAGCGCTGCAGGCGATTGCTGACCAGGCGAAGCCGGTTACTGTCGTGGTTCGCGTTGCAGAAGGCGCGAGCCAGGCTGAAACCACCTCTAACCTGATTGGCTCGACGGATGCGAACGGTAAATACACCGGCATGAAGGCGCTGCTGAGCGCGCAAACGCAACTGGGTGTCAAACCCCGCATTCTCGGCGTCCCAGGTCTGGACTCGCTGGAAGTGGCAACAGCGCTGGCCAGCATTGCCCAGCAGCTGCGTGGCTTTGCCTACGTGTCTGCCTGGAACAGCAAAACCATCTCGGATGCCATGAAGTACCGCGAAAACTTCAGCCAGCGCGAGCTGATGGTGATCTGGCCAGACTTTATGGCCTGGAACACCGCCACGAACAAATCTGAAATGGCTTATGCCACTGCACGTGCACTGGGCCTGCGCGCCAAAATTGACAACGACACCGGCTGGCATAAAACCCTGTCCAACGTGGGCGTCAATGGCGTAACTGGTATCTCCGCAGACGTTTTCTGGGACCTGCAACAGACCGGCACCGATGCCGATCTGCTGAACGAAAAGTGTGTGACCACGCTGATTCGCAAAGACGGTTTCCGTTTCTGGGGCAACCGTACCTGTAGCGACGATCCACTTTTTGCCTTTGAAAACTACACCCGCACGGCACAGGTGCTGGCCGATACCATGGCCGAAGCGCACATGTGGGCCAACGACAAACCGCTGACGCCGGTGCTGGTGCGCGAAATCATCGCTGGCATCAATGCCAAGTTCCGCGAGCTGGTCAGTGCTGGTTATCTGCTGGGCGCAAACTGCTGGTATGACGACAGCGCGAACGATAAAGAGACCCTGAAGGCGGGCAAACTGTTTATCGATTACGACTACACACCGGTGCCGCCGCTGGAAGATCTGACCCTGCGTCAGCGCATCACCGACACCTATCTGGCGAACTTCGCCGCATCCGTAAACAGCTAAGGAGCCGGATAAATGGCACTGCCACGTAAACTTAAGGGGTTGAACCTCTTCAATGATTCAAACAGCTACCAGGGCATCGTTACCGCCGTGACGCTGCCGAAGCTGTCGCGCAAGCTGGATACCTACCGCGCTGGCGGTATGAACGGTGCGGCGTTCATCGATAACGGCCTGGACGATGCCGCACTCGATATGGAGTGGACGCTGGGCGGGATGGATGAGCTGGTGTTAAGCCAGTGGGGCGCAACCGCCAACGTACCGCTGCGTTTCACCGGTTCTTACCAGCGCGATGACACCGGCGAAGAAATTGCCGTGGAAATCGAAGTGCGCGGTAAGCACCAGGCCTTTGATTTCGGTGAAGCCAAACAGGGCGAAAACGCTGAGACCAAAGTCACCAGCAAAAACACCTATTTCAAACTGACCTGGAATGGCAAAGAGCTGATCGAAGTCGACACCGTCAACATGGTGGAGAAGGTCAATGGCGTCGATCGCCTGGAACAGCGTCGTAAAAATCTCGGCCTGGTGTAATAAAAAAGGCCGGCGCGTCCTGCGCTGGCCCTCTTTATCCTGATGGAGAAAAAATGGAACAGCTTGATAAACCAGAACTGAAAGAAAACCTGGTGGTGCTGGAAAGCCCGATTTCACGTGGTGATGTGGTGATCAGCCAGGTTGAGCTGGTGAAACCAACGGCAGGATCGCTGCGTGGCGTGCGACTGGCTGACCTGGCCTCGTCTGACGTGGATGCCCTGTTAATGGTGCTGCCCCGTATCACCCTGCCATCGCTGACCAAAGCGGAGTGCAACGCGCTCGATCCGGTGGACCTGATTGCCCTGGGCGGCAAGGTGATTGGTTTTTTGTCAGCGAAATCGGCTGGGTAAGCTGGCCCCGCGATCTAACGGTCAATGACCTGATGGCCGACATTGCCAGCGTTTTTCACTGGCCACCCTCAGAAATGTATCTCATGTCGCTGGAAGAGTTACTCGACTGGCGGCATAAAGTGATGATCCGCAGTGGAGTAACCTCTGATGAGTAACACGCTCAAGCTGCAAGTGCTGCTGGAGGCGGTTGATCGGGCCACGCGCCCGTTCAATGCCGTGCGTAAAGAAACAGAAAGGCTGTCTGCGGATATCCAGGAAACGCAAGACCGTCTGGCAGAACTTAACGCCAAATCCGCGCAGATTGAAGGGTTCCGTGATACCCGAAAAGAACTGACGCTGACCCAACAAAATCTTAAAAACACCCGGGCAGAAGCGGCAGCACTCGCCATTGAACTGAAAAACACCAAAAACCCCACCGTTGAACAAGCGCAGGCGCTGGAGAAACTGCGCCTGTCTGCCAACGCGTTACAACAAAAGAACATTCAGCTGCGCCAGTCGGTGCAGGATCAGCGCCAGTCGCTGAATGACGCCGGGATTTCCACGCGTCGTCTGAGCAGCGAGCGCCAGAAGCTGAACCAACAAACAGAGCGGACCCAATCCACCCTTGATGCGCAGGGCGAGTCGATGGGGTTGCTGAATCAGCGTCAGGATAAGCTCAATCGTACCCGGGATCGTTACCGCGCCGGCATGGCGCTGGCGGATAACGTGCAAGGTGCCAGCAACAAGGCCAAAGACTTCGTCGAGAAGGGCCGCAAGGTTATCGATTATCTGTCACCTGCCGATGCGAATAACGGCAAGGATCAGGCGGCATCCCTGTCTGTTAATCCGGACAAAAGCGGTGCGCAACCGGATATCGCTGAGCTGAATAAGGCGATGGCCAGCATCGGCCCGGTGGCGAAACAAGCCGGCGTCAGCGTCGGTCAGGCGTCGGCGATGATCGGCGTGCTGGCCGAAAACGGCATGACGGGCAGCGCTGCGGGCGCAGGCGTCGGTGCCATGTTGTCGCACGTGCAGGCACCTGATGACAATGCAGACAGCGCGCTGAAAGCGTTGAATGTTGTTACCGCAGACGGCGAGGGCAACAGTCAGCCGATTTTCACGGTGCTCAGCCAGGTGCAGACGGCGTTTGAGAAAAACAAAATCGATGCAGCCCAGCAGGCAACCTATCTGCAGGCCATCTTTGGCGAACAGGGCGCGGCTCCTGCCGCTGTGCTCATGAAAGGTGCCGCCAGTGGACGCCTGGATCAGCTGTCTCAGGCGCCGGCGGCTCAGCAGCCGGTTGATGCCTCTGTTGACACCAACCTGCAAACCATCAGTCAGGACGGCTTATCCGTACAGTCCGTTCTGACCGGCGTGATGAATATCAATCCCCAGCTTTCGGACAGCCTGCTGACGCTGGCGGCCAGTGGACTGACGTTGGTGGACTCACTCGCCAGCGTGGGGAATATTGTCTGGCCGGTCATTAGCGGGTTGAGCACCATCATGGCGGGCGCTGAACTGCTGGGCGGTGCGTTTGCCATCATCGGTGGCGCGATTACGGCGACGCTGGGCGCAATTACGCTGCCGGTTGTGCTGCTTGGCGCGGCTATCGCGGCGGGCGCGATGCTGGTTTATCAGTACTGGGAACCGATCAGCGCCTTTATCAGCGGCATTGCTCAGGGCTTCAGTGCAGCGATGGGGCCGATAAGTGACGCGTTCGCGCCGCTGAAGCCGGTATTTGACTGGTTCAGCAACAAAGTCTCTGAGCTGGGCTCCTGGTTCTCAAAGCTGCTGGAACCGGTGAAGTTTTCTCAACAGGAACTGGCCTCGGCAGGGGAGATGGGACAGCGCTTCGGCAATATGCTGGCGACGGCACTCAAATTACCCGGTGAAGCCCTGAATCAGCTGCGGGGCGGCATTGACTGGGTGCTGGGCAAGCTTGGCATCATCGATGAGAAATCTGACAAGGTGAAAGACAAGCTGCCTCCGCCCAAAATGCGCGAACAGGACGACGAGGATGAGGATAACGCGGATGCCCGTCCGGCCGCATCGCGCGCCAGCCTGAACAGCACGCTCAATCAGCCTTTGCCCTCGGTTAACAATTCAAACGTGGATAACCGGCAGCACACGGTCACCAACAACATCAATGTGACGGGCGACCCACAGGCGATTGGACAGGCCGTCGCGCAGGCTTCCACGGTATCGCCGTGGTCCACGGCTGATCGCAGCTATAACTCCATGTTTAGTCTGGATTAATTAACCATGATGATGATATTAGGCATGATGCCGTTTGTACGGCAAACCCTGCCCTTCGACAATTTGCAGCATGACATTACCTATCGCTGGGCGAAAAACAGCCGCGTGGGGCGCCGTGAGTCGACTCAGTTTTTGGGCGGCGGCGACGATAAAATCAAGCTGTCTGGCGAACTCCGGCCTGAAATCACCGGCGGCAATGTCACGCTGCTGGCACTGAAGACCATGGCCGATGAAGGGCTGGCGTGGCCGCTGATTGGCGGCAATGGCATTATTTACGGCATGTTTGTTGTGACAGATTTCTCGGCCACGCACACGGAGTTCTACAGCGACGGCAGCGCGCGCAAGATAGGCTTTACCCTCAACCTGCTGCGGGTAGACGATTCACTAACCAGTATGTTCGGGGACTTAAAAAGGCAGGCGGAAGAATTGCAAAACCGGGCCAGCGACGCAGCGCAACGGGTCGGCTCTGTCATCAGCAGCGCCACCTCTGCGCTGAACGGAGGGCGCTGAGATGAGCGATATCGCCCCGATTCCCGTGCCCCTGCGCGTTGCGCCTACGCCGGACTTTAATATCAAAATTGAGACGAAGGATAAAACGGAAGATATTCGCCCACGGCTGATTTCTCTGAAGTTGACGGATAACCGTGGTCTGGAGGTCGATCAGCTGGACCTGGTGCTGGACGACAGTGACGGGCAGTTGGTCATGCCGCCCTTTGGCGCGAAAGTGGTCTTAGAGATAGGCTGGAAGGGGCAGCCGCTTGCAAATAAAGGCTCCTACATCATTGATCAGGTCACCTACCAGGGCGCGCCGGACACGATAACGGTGGTCGCCCGAAGCGCCGATTTTAGCGGTTCGCTCGATGTTAAAATCACTGATTCATATCCGGACATGACGGTTGGCGAGGCTGTGGAGAAAATCGCGAAACGTAACGGACTTACCTCCGACGTGCGGCCGGAGATAGCCAAAAAAAAGATTAAGCATATCGATCAGACGCAGGAAACGGACGGCACGTTCATTACCCGGCTGGCTATGCTGGTTGGCGCTGTGGCGGCGATAAAAGATAAGACGCTGCTGTTCTTTGCCCCCGGGCATGGTGTTACAGCGAGCGGAAAGCCGATTCCACTCCTGAATCTGAACCGACAGGATGGCGATAAGTATGAGTACAAATTGTTTAAGCGCGACGATTACAGTGGCGTTGAAGCAAAATGGTACGATCAGAAAAAAGCGCAGCAGCAAGGGGTAACCGTCAACACGATCCCGCCAGCAACACCGGCGGTGAACCCTGTCCATCCGGCGGCCAAAAATATCCCCACCATCGGGCAACAAGATCCGGGAAAAACCTATGTTTTTGGCAGCAATAAGAAGCTGTTCGTACTGAATACGCACTTCAGTAGCCAGGGGGAAGCAGAGGAGGCGGCTAAAGCGAAGTGGCAGGAACTGCAACGTAACCGGGCTACGTTGAAGATCCTACTCGCGCTGGGGGCTGCTGAGCTGATTCCTGAAACGCCGGTCAAAGCCCAGGGCTTTAAATCGGTCATCGATAATCAAAAATGGCTGATTACTAATATCGTGCATACCCTCGATAAAAGTGGATTTACCACCCAGTTGAACCTGGAGCTGATGATTGAAAACGTGGATTACGTCTTAGTGGAAAAACAGGCTGGTTAGATTTAGTCTAATTTAAGTTGCTTTTTGTTTAGTCTTTGGCTAATGTTGCACTATGCCAGAGAGGAGAACGACTATGATGCATTGCCCAAAATGTCAGACCGCCGCCCATACGAAAAGCAGTCGCTACGTTTCGAAAGAGACGAAAGAACGTTATCACCAGTGCCAGAACATTAACTGCAGTTGTACCTTTAAAACCCTGGAGAGCGTATCCGGGATTATCGTCGAACCGGCGCAGATCAATACGGTACCGGTGATGGCGAAAGGGAGCGATAACCCGTCACCGCAGCTGCTGTAAGCCCAACCCGCGAAAGCGGGTTTTTTTATGGATGCGGATTGGATGGGATGGCTGACAGACGTGGCTGAAGGCCAGCGCGCCGTTGACGTTTAAGGGGGCGACAGCGCCCTCTGGGAGTGCTGTTAATAACTGTACGGCGGGGAGGGAGGGCGGGCCCTTGGGGACAGTGGCAATAACTGTACGGGAATGAAAAAATTTCAGGAATGGCAGCACGACAAAATATATTTTCAGTGAATGAAGATGAATCGTGGCGGTATTTTCGGCAGAAGAAAACTCAGGGTTATAAAGCATTTTGGCACTGAGAATGAGCCCACAGTGAGATTTTAAATTTTGCATGCGAATTCCCTTCTTCCCTGCGGAAGAAGGGAAGGGTTCAAAATCAGTGAACGATATGTGTAAATTTGCTCTCAATCATCACCAGCCCCGACGCTGTTCGCACAAAGCGCGGCGCGGTTAAGTCATCAGTCATGATGTTAACCATCTGGAATAACAAGCCGGTGATATGTTTTTGCAAGTCTGCCGGGGCCTGCTGATTCAGTAATACTAACGTTAACGCGCTGCAATATTGCCGCATCTCTTCTGAGTCTATCGAATCCCTGCTGCGACAGGCTCTGTCATCACCTTTCTCCAGCGTGAGGCGTTTAATCAGGTGTTCTGGCAGTGGCTTGTCTAACAGAACTTTCAAGACTTCCAGTGCAGCGAGCAGACGACCGCACAGCGCCATGCGATCTGCAATATCATTACATTCAACCAAGGCATCGACATAGCGCACGCACGTATCCAGCACCTGAAAGAGATCGTGCGTGGTGCCGAGCGGCGTTTTCAAGAGGTTTGAGATCGCAGATTCGATAACTGGCTGAATGTCCACGATTTGATGATGGGCGGTTGTGTTACTATCGGTATTAGCCATAGCGTTGTTTCCTTAAAGCTGAACGTTGTGGTCAGACGCTCCGGTATGTGTTGCATCACTGCCGGGGCGTTGCTCTCATAAAAGACCTCATGATAGTGTGGTCTTTTGCAGGACTTAAAATGAGGGAATAGGTCAATACATGTCAATAATAATGCGTGAAAAAAAACCAAAAGGTGGAGGCAAGTCCCCACAATTTCAAATGCGCATTGATCCCGCCTTGAAAAAACAGCTCAATGAGGTTGCAACTGAAGAAGGAATTAGTCTGGCAAACTGGTTGAAGAACCTGGCGAGGGAGGCGTTAAAGGCAAGGGGAATTGAGCCGAAGGGATAAATTTGTGCGTGAAATGTTGAGTTAATTATATGTGTGATAAATGAAAAAAAGCTAAATTTCTATATTGTGAAGTTTTTAATGTGGCCATTACAAGTTTGATAAAATAGCTGAGGATTTGATGGAGTTGTGAGTAAATGAAGCTTTTTATTGTATGGTTAATGCAATCTTTTTTCTATCTTGTACCGATTATAGTCAGTGTTGTTGGCGCTTATTTTATTGTGCGATTTGTTCCATTTTACCCAATGGGGTTTGTGGTTGCCTGGGTCGGTATCGTTGCTTATCTTTATATAAGATATAGTAAGTGGGTATGAAACTAGAAAATTAAATTATCAATGGTGATTTGAAAAAAAATCAAAATTTGCTGTAAAGGTCTATAAGCTACATAGGCAGACTATCATTTCCACGAAAAATTCTGGCGGTGTTTTTTTGGTTTCACGAACCACACAATACATCAAACGGACCAAAATATCAGGTTTGAGTTTGCAAGAAAGCGATTATGGTTCCCAATCTGAAGGTAATGGAATCAGTAATTTATTTATTTTTTTATCTGGGTTGTGAGGACAATTTTTCATTAGGTTATGCATAGCATCCTTACAACGGGCATCCTCAACGGTGTACCCAGTTCGGCCTGTTTCAGGGCAAAGACAATCGGCTCTTCGGGGAATCGTGACTTTTTCATCGGCACCACCCTCGTTCAGGAGAGTGTTGATCATGCCAGAATTCTGTTTCTGAATGGAGCAGAATTTTGGGGTAGGGTCAGGGGGAATTTGTACCTAAATTCCCCACTTTACGAGCATATACAAGGGCGAATTGGGAAAAAACGCTGTAACCCTTGTCGGTACTAGCCTCAAGGGAGATAAGTGTATATGGAATTGGGAAGATGATGGAAATATTAGCAAGTGGATCAATGGTGGTTTATAAGGGCTCTTCGGAGCCCTTATAAATGATAGCTATATTTTCCAAACGGTATTATAAGCAAGTAAGGCTATTTCTTCTGTCTTGTTATTTATTTTTTCCTCATCCCAAGTATCAACATTCTTATTCTCATCGCAAAAGTTTTTTGTATAGATGAAATTACTCTTGTTATAAATTTCAATTTTCTTGGTGAAATCTGATGTTTTGGCTTGTAAATTCCCGTTAGATCCTAATGGAAGTAAGTTTCCTACCATGCCGATATAATGAAGACCTGACGCCTGAGGAGTTATATGTTCAAGCGTAATATCTAAAGGAACTACCTCGTCATTCCCTCGAATATTTCTTTCAATGGTAGCGTAAATATATTGTATCAACCTTCTGTTAGTGGTTTTTTTCTTGGTGTATTTTATTTCTTTAAATTTTTGCACAAACGTTGATTCTGGTGGTACACGATTTATTAGTTTTTCTTTTAATTCTAGCAGGACAGCTCTTGCCCCATGTTTATCTTTCGCCTCTAATAATCTTCTTGCAGCAAATGAGTATGTATTCTCAACACCTGATGGCCGCTGTGAGCCAATCGCGTTAAAGAGAAAATGAAATTTCTCAATCATTTTTAGAGTGCTTGATAATTCATTGTACCTAATCTTTTTACTGCTAAATGCTTCGAATAATGATAATAAGAAAGGCCGGCAGATGCTAACATTAAATATCTTGAGAGATAACAAGCTATAATAAATCTGTTTTGCGTGCTGTTCACGCCAATCATCAAATCTGGGGTCTAAAATTTTTGCGTATACACTTGCATCATTGCTGATTTTAGTAAGGAAACTTTCGCTATTTATTTCTCCTTCGATTATTTTTTGTTTGAATGATTTATATAGAGAGCCCTCACTAACTACAGCGTAATGACCACTCCACCAATGTCTGATATAATTTGTTAGTTTGAAATTTTTATTTCTGTCTGAAAACTCATTGATCATTTTATTCCACCCTTTCTCTGCGTAGTCAACAGGGTGAGATTTTCTCATATCGCTAAATATTTTATTTTTGATTAAATCAGCAGAGTCTAGATCCATACCTCTTGCATTAAGGATTTCAAATATAACATAAGCATCGTCTTCGTTGTCAACAATTACCCTTATTATTTTTATTTTTGTTGTTAATTGTTTTGCAACTGCTCTAATGAATTTTACAGTTGCCTGGCTGTCTACTTTTTCTGGTTGTACTTCAAGCTTTTCTACTATTGTTTCAATAGATGTTAATTTTTCGTAAAAGTAATTAAATGCTTGTTTTAAAAGCTCATCTTCTAAATTGTTTGTATTCTCAGTTGTCTTATTATAAAACTGGATGGCTAATTTAAAAAAATCACTATCTGATTGTCTGTCAAGTTTGAAATATTTATCTGACTCTTCATTATCATCCCCCTCATCTATGCTCACACCTTCAATATAGTTATCATAGAAGCTTTTTCCAATGCTTTCATTGTCTAGCTCTTTAAGTCTTTGGCAAATGGCGCAAATCAAGATGGTTATTATAGTTAAGCGTTGCTGTCCATCAACAATACTCAGTCTAAAACCATCTTCATTGCCAGCCAAAACGATTGTGCCGAGGAAGTATTCTTGGTGTTCAAACTTATCGTCTATTAATTTTATATTTGATAGGATATCAAACCAAAACTCTTGTAATTGTTCTTCAACCCACGAAAACTCCCTCTGATTTCTTGATACATAGTATTGTTTTCTTAAGGAAAATAAATTATCTACGGATAAGGGATGTGCTTTGAATTCCATGCCGGCTCCTATTGAATCGATTTGCAGTACAAAATCATCTATAACCCTATAACTTTTGAGATAATCTCCACCGCTCACTTCCTATGCACATACCTTTGCAACATTATGAAAATGAAAAAGTGTAAATTTCTTATACTTGATTCTACCTAGTAATACTCTTTCTTCAAGTAGGGGGTTCTTTAATTTTTTCATGTATATCTTAAAGAGTGGCACTCAGACGTGAGCCGCCACTGTCTACTTGGTTTTCCCGTTCTGTGACGATTTCTTTTCAGGGGAAATCCTCTCCTGCCAGTTTCACGTCTCAACGTTAATTGTTACGAAAACCACTCCATAAAGAGATTATTCGAATTACGCCAGCAGAAAGCCGCACTTAAAAGCCATATTCGATCCAAGTTGGAAAAAGCCGTCAGCGAAAAGCGCAGCCTGAACGATGAAGAGGGTAAGCAGTTCGACTAATTCCGCGCCCGGGCTGATGCGCTCGAAATAGAAATTACCGCATCGAAGTCATTGCCGAAGATCAGTGCAATCTGCCTGGCACGTCTGTTGAAGGTAAAAGCGTGAGCAACGATGAGCTGCGTCATTACATCATGACGGGTGATACCCGTTCCCTCAGTACGCTGGTTCCGGCTGAGGGCGGTTATACCGTGGACAAAGAGATCAAGCGCCAGCTGCAGGATGAAAGCGTAATGCGCTCGATCTCCACGGTGAAGACCACTAAAACCAACTAATACCAAAAACTGGTGTCAGTGGGTGGCACTACCGTTAAGCGTGGCTCCGAAGGTGAAGCACGTACCGAAACCAGCATACTGAAGATGGCGCGCGCTGATATTGAGCTCAACCCGATCTACGCCTACCTGTGTAGTGGCACCCAATCAGCAGGGGTGATATTCAGGGTTTTGGTACTCAAAATGGTTGGAATGCAGAATTCACGAAAAAAATGGCAGATTGGGCTGATAAGGTTGCTGCAGGTGGACGTGTTCAGGTGAAACATCCTGGATACCTTTCAGAGAATATGCAGGCAGAGTTGCGTTCGCTACTCGAATGATATGATCGCTTTACTACACGTAAAAGCACTACTATGCTCTGGTGCTTTTTTATTTGTTCACTTCACGATGTATAAACATCCGTATAAATTTTAATAAAAAAAGGCACTTCCCCATGCCAGTCATCACCTTTTAATTCAATAGCATAGCTGATGGTTATATTATTTGATGCTAGGAAGGGTGCCCGGCTTACGCCGGGCGGGCTTTTTACGCTATCTATGCAAAACATAAGAAAGGCAGACTGCTAAAAACACTGCTAAAAGCGGAGCAACTCCGCCTCCAGCGAATGCCGTAAACAGCACAGCGATTACTTGTGCACGCTTAGACAGCAGGTCTGAGCCCATAATAGAGTCGAACATAATACCTCCATCATGGTTCCTGCCGTCTCTTAATGAGTTGGGAGCAAGAGTCCAGACCCGTGACGCTTTTAGTGTTGATCCAGCGACTTTGGCCGCCACGACCCAACTGGAAGTTTAGGCCTTTCGGCCAAACCGTTACTCCAGAATACTTACTAAAAGTATCCTATAGAATTATTTCTCTTACCAGTTATTGTAAGTTTTTGATATTTGGTGGCCCCTGCTGGGTTTGAACCAGCGACCAAGCGATTATGAGTCCCAATTCGAAGCTAGTGAAATCAGTAACTTACTGATTTTGTGGTTTATTTAATGCCAAATAGTGTTGAATACTGATGCATACTACCGCGCTCTGCTGCCACTTTGCTGCCATCTATGCTGGTGTTTGATAAAAGCAAAAATTTTTAGGTATATGTCATGAAAGTCATCTTAAAACCTAAGATGGATTGATTTTATTTCAAAACTGAAATATAAATTTATAAATTTTTACACTTATTCATTGGGGTGATTGATGTCTACTAGTGACGTGATTGCTGGCATAGGACTGGTTGTCTCTGCACTTTCTTTTCTTCTATCGATTAAAAGCTATTCTGTTTCACAAAAATCTTTATCCATTACAAAGCAACAAAACGATGAAAGAAGTTTAGGGATTTCATTATATTACATGAATGCATATAAATGGAAAAAAGATAAGGAAGTTTATGTTTCTTTCGCACTGAGATTTACAAATAACAGTACACAGGCTGACGCTATTTCAAAAATTGAACTACACATTGAGTATCGTGATAATAATAATGTAGTTGGAAAAATAAAGCTTAATCCTGATACTCTTGTCACTCCTGTCAATCTTAAAACGTACTCAGAGATTTTAAGGCCACCTCTAAACCTGACAGAAAAAAATGCTAAATTAGGTTGGGTTACTTTTAAACTCCCTTCTTTTTTGAAAGAAAACTTATTGATCGATCTTTACGAAATTGTTGCTGAGACTATTGATAATAAAAAAATATCTATTGATACACATATTGTTAATGAGGTTTAGATGAAAAATAAAGTTGCGATTAAAGCGGAAAGTTATTTCGAATTGGTTGGTGATGGTGCAATTGCTAATTCAAGAACGGCAGATGGAAAGCTAATACCTATTTTAATTCTTGATTCTACAAAAAAGAAAGAAATAGAATATTTAGTTAAGATGCACAGCGCATCAGATGCTGGGGACGTTACATCGATATGGGCTATTAAGAGATTTGATCATAAGTTTGTAACTTTGGTTTTATACTTTACTAACCCAATTGAACTGGAGGTTGCTATATCATTTAATGTACTTAAACACTCTAACCTAATTGAAGGGATATTAATATCGAAAGCTGTTTACATACAACCAGGAACTCCAGGGGATAGGGTTAGGCATAATATTAATGCCCCAAAGTTACTTGTTGAAATTCCGGCTAGAACTACTTTTGAACATTGGGATGAAATATTGAAGAAAGCTGTTAGAAAAAAGCTTAAAAAAGAGGGTGTTGGAAGGAAAGTGTTAAAGGAAGCTGTAGATGATTACATTTCAGTTCGAAGGGATGTATGGGGGAGGCGGCTGAAATAATCATATTAAAGTTTATAATTTTTAGCTTATTTTTAAATTTTAATATGACTTAAAGGATTAAACAAAATTGCTTCCGATAGATGATCGGGCGCAAAATGTGCGTAACGCATTGTGACTTTGATATCTGTATGCCCAAGTATTCTCTGAAGAACAAGGATATTTCCACCATTCATCATAAAATGAGATGCAAAAGTGTGCCGTAATACATGCGTAAGCTGCCCAGCAGGCGTCTCGATGCCTGCACGTTGCATGGCTTTTCTGAATGCTGAATAACATGGTTTAAACAGCAACTCTGCTTTCCTGCATGATGGTAGCTCAGTTTGTAATTCTTCTGTTATTGGCACAGCTCGGTTTCTCTTGCCTTTAGTTTTTACATAAATGATCTGACCGGCTCGGATTTGGTTTCCCTTTAAGCCTTCAGCCTCACTCCATCGAGCGCCAGTTGCCAGGCAGATTTTCACAATAGTAGCTAGGTCTTTGGAGCGACTATTCTTACATTCTGCAAGGAGTGATCTGATTTCTTCTAAAGTGAGATATGCCATCTCCGATTCACTGATTTTGAATTCGCGCACATTCTCTAGCGGATTAGGTGCGATCCATTCATCCAACCGGCGCAGTTCATTGAACATCGCTCGGAAGTAAGCTAATTCTAAATTCACTGTGCGAGGCGTGACCGCTTTCACTCGACTGGATCGGGTGATTTTGCCGCTTAACCGTTGCTCACGATATGATGCGAAAATTTTTGCGTTGAATTCTGTAGCCAGTGGATTTCCCATCGCTTCACAGGCGAAAGCCATCGTGGTTCTTCGTTTTTCACCATCTGCTAATGTGATACCATGCGTGTTGAACCACAATTCAACCAGTTCAATTACCCGCCGCTTATCTACCTTCTCTCCTAGCCACGGTTTATCCTGAGCCTGCTCTTTTACGAACTTCTCATAAGATTGCGCTTCCCCCTTGGTTGCAAACTGGCGGCGAATTCTCTTGCCGTCTCGACCATTGGGAAAAACTTGAACCTGCCATTTTCCATTACTTAATTTATTTACAGCCATAATTAGAAGGGTATTCCTTCATCAATTATAAATGCCAAGTCAGGTGAATCTGTCGGGACTCTATATGAACCTTTTCCATTTGAAAATTTATAGAATTTATTTCCATCTTTATCTTTGACTATTCCATCTAAAAACCCAAGATCAGTTCCATTTTTCGTATACCAATTTCCAACCAATTCATTGATAGCATAAAACATTGATTGTGTTCCTAGATCCTCTCCCTTTGATGTATGGCTTTGTGACATTGTTTTATTAGTGGGGATATTGTTTGAGTTTAAATGCTTTATTTTTTCTTCTAACTCTTTAATTGCTTGTAAGATTAATGTATTTTCTTGACTTAATATTGTTTTCTCACCAACTTGCGCAGGTTGTATCTTCAGAAGTTGAACGACAGAGTTGACGTCATTTTCATCATGATTATAGGTGGTGTTTATTGCTTGAGATAAATTTTGAACATTTTTCTGCGCATTGTCAATTCTTAATAAGCTATCATATTCGCAATATCTAAATGCCTGAACATCGAAAGGACTAGTTGTTTTATTGTCTTTGATTAAAACAGTCTTTTTGTTAAATGCCTGCCGGAGGCCTAACTCATACATTACATTAGGATTTCTGCCGCTTAAATCACAGATTGCTAAATCACACTCAACTATTTTTTTAAGTATATCTAGAACAATAAAGTTAGACGCGGTTACATCATCTGCACGAACTACCTTAAAACCTGATTTCTCACATGCTGGTTTGATAATATGATTGTAGACTCTCAAAAAATGTCCAGGTTCATAACCATCCATGTCCGCAATAGGCATAATTATGAAGCAAGTTTTCTCGGGTTTACTATCTACTGAGACTTTATCAGAGTGATTTGATTCAGACACAGATTCTCCTTAAAAATATGTAGTTTTTGTTATTATTTTTCCAAGCACCTCTATGTCATCAGTTTTGCACTCAAACGATGACTTGCCGTTCTCAACACGTATTTTTCCGCCGGGGAAACGCACTAACTCGCGAATGCTCACAAGTTTGTCGATCTCAATGAGCCACAGCCCATCGACAATTTCTCCTTGATAGGTATCGACAAGGTAAGTGTTTCTATCTGCGCTAATTACAAACGGGGCACTTAAACCTTCGGGTAGTGATGCTCTATCCAGAATGAAATCATCCATGGCCTTCAATATCCCATTTGAGATTTTTTTATGTGTCGCAATCACAACTCGAGATTCCTCCACTTCCATAAAGCGTGCACCTTTACCTGTAGTAAGCCAGGTAAGTGATGCTCCTGTTTCCATATGGCAGATGATTACCCAGTCAGCGGGGAAGGTATCGCGGGCTGAACGGTTGGCTAGCGTGCTTTGCGAGACTCCCAAATGGTTGCATAGCGCTTGACGGCTGCTGAATCCGTAAGCCTCAACTAAACGAAAAATCACGTCTTTACCGCCTCGGTTACTCTCTACCGCTTCACGAACTACCTGTGCATTGTGGCGATTTGTGTTTTCTTTCGTTGACATATCCGTTTTGTGATCCTACTCTTTGGGCTGTGATTAGATGAATAGCGTTTAATAGTGATATCTAATACCTAAACTGGGGAATACTGCATCATGACTCGTAAACTTTCAATGCGCCCTTCAATCAATCTCGTGATTACAGAACCGTACATTACTGTCGAAGAGTTCTGCCGTCGCACTGGTTACAAGGAAGGCACCGTGCGCCAGATGTACCGCGAGAACCGTTTGCCCATCAGGAAGAAGGAGGGCTTAAACGGGCTTATCGAAATCAACATGGTTGCTCTCACTATCGAAGCCGCTTCTGGCTGCGAAATCACAATGCAGGGTTGATGTATCCATATTGGGATATAGAAAGGGATTAATCATGTTTGATTTTCGTGTGTCCACACATAACCACTTTGACGAGGCCTGCCGCCGGTTTGCCCTGTCTCACAATATGAAAGAGCTGGCACTTTCCGCTGGCATGAACGCGCAGACCCTGCGCAACAAGCTGAACCCTGAGCAGCCGCACGAATTGACCGTCAAGGAAATGATCTTACTTACTGATCTGACCGAAGATTCAATTTTAGTGGATGGCGCACTGGCACAACTACATTGTTTGCCTTGCGTACCGGTGAACGAACACGCCGACGATAAGTTGTCAGCCTACGTGTTGAAGGCAACAGCAGAAGTGGGGCAACTTGCAGCCGGTGCAATGAATCAGGATGCGTTGAGCACTTCCTGTCGCCGCAGTCTATTGCAGAGTGTTAACAACGGCATTCGCTGTCTGACACTTGCGGCAATCGCTGTGCAGGCCCGCATACATTCCAATCCCACTATGGCATCAACCGTAGACGCGATCAGCGGCCTCGGCGCATCCATTGGCCTGAGCTGAGGGACTGCTAATGATTTCACTGGCATCACGTCTTAAGCGTCAAAGTCCGTCATTAGCTTACGGCAACGGCTGGATCATGGGTGAGAACGGCAAACCCTGGCATCCGTGCAACAGCCAAAAGCAACTGCTGCAGGGGCTGACCAGCAAACGCAAACCCGCCGGTTTCATGGCGCGTTTATTCAGGGAGGTAACATGCAGCGAGTAACAGGTAACACAACCGCACAGCAAGGCCCGGCATCTTTTGCCAAAACTCATTCAACGGGCAATCGTGCTGATGCTATTAACAAAATGTCGTTTGATGAGTTTCGGAAAAGCTGGCGGCAGCAGCGTGACAATAACGCTAACCCGTCGCTGCGTTATTTCAACCGTCAGAATGACGAGTTTAAATTTTGCGTGTTAACCCTGGCTAACCGCGAAAATCCTAAAACCTTTTCACAGGAGGAGATCGGAAAGCCGTTTGAATACTTCGACGAATACCGCCGCGAATTAATCATCATGGCAATGAATAAAATGGCGCGCTGGGGAAAAATATTACCCCGACAGTTTTCTACCGCAGACTGTTTTTTACCTGAGTAAATAAGACTCAAAAAATTAATGGCGTAAACCCGCCGGGCATTCTTTTGCCCTGAATCTTGAGATTAGAAACATGAGAAATACCGAAACCCGTAATTTTGAAGCCGACGCAGACACGCTTAATGCACTGCTGAGCAAGGCCAAAACTGAACAGCGCAGCGATGATGCACTGGCTGTATCAATCCGCATTGCGGCGCTGGTCATCCATGCCCGCAAGCACGAAATGACCGCGCCGGAAATCATTGAGCTGTTGGATAAAGAGGCAGAGCGTTTTGAGCATCAGGCGCGGGAGCTGCACTAATGGCCGATTCAATGGATTTAGTTCAGGCACGCGTTGAGGAAGAGCTGCAGCGCAATCTCGCTAACGCACGTCGCCAGCCCGCCGGGGCTGGTGAATTCTTTTGTCTGGCGTGCGATGAGGCGATACCGGAGGCACGTCGCCGCGCCGTGCAGGGCGTTACCCACTGCGTTACCTGTCAGGAAATTAACGAGCTGAAAAGTGCCCACTACAAAGGCGGTGCTGTATGAGTACGATCCTCAAGTGGGCGGGCAACAAAACCCGCCTCATGCCTGAGCTGCTTGCTCATCTGCCGCAAGGGCATCGACTTGTTGAGCCGTTTGCCGGTTCCTGCGCGGTGATGATGGCTACGGATTACCCGGCTTATTTAGTGGCTGACGTTAATCCCGACCTGATTAATCTTTACCGCCAGATTAAAGAACACACGCGCCCGTTTATCGTAGTGGCGATGAGCCTGTTTACCCAAAACAAAAGGGCAGAGGATTATTACCGCATCCGCGAAGCGTTTAATCATGACCCGGCTGTACCTCTGCTCGAACGTGCCGCACATTTCCTTTACCTGAACCGCCACGGCTATCGTGGCCTTTGCCGTTATAACCGTAAGAGTGAATTTAATATCCCTTACGGAAACTATTCTGAACCCTATTTCCCCCTGGAAGAAATAGAAACGTTCGCAGCCAAAGCCCACCGTGCAACGTTTGTCTGTGCCGATTTCCGCGAGACGCTGAGCATGATACAGACCGGCGACGTCGTTTACTGCGATCCGCCCTATGACGGTACGTTTAGCGACTACCACGCAGGCGGATTTGATAAGGCCGCGCAGCAGGACTTAGCCAGCATGTTAACCAGCGTGTCAGAGCGCTGCCCGGTCATCGCTTCAAACAGCGATACCGACTTTACACGCGCGCTTTTTAATGCCTACGAAGTGACCAGCGTCAGGGCTGCCCGCGCGGTTGGTGTGGCTGCAGGTGACGGCAAAAGCGCGGCAGAAATCATCGCCGTTCGTCGTCCTGCATCTGCCTGGGCTGCAGGTGAGGCCGCTGCATGATGGAGCAGTACGCTTACCCGTGGAATACACCACGGGAAGCCATCGCCAGCCCTTATCCCACCTATGAGGAAATGCACAGCCGCAGTCAGATGATTGCGGCTTTAGTGCGTGCGCAGGAGCTGCTTGAGCAGCAACCGACGCTGATTCAAATCGACGTCAAACGTCGCATGAGCGAGCTGGAAACATCACAGGGCATTGCCCGCGCCAATGCATACTTAACGAAAACTTTCGTCGAGCGCACATTGCCGCGTGTTGAATGCGTTAATGAGCAGTACCGGGTTAAGACTATGGACGCCAGCACCTTTAATCTGCTGGCGCATAACGCTCCGAAAGAGACTGGCGCGGCGCGTGCCGGCGGCCAGTTGTGGGAGCTTATGAAGCGTTTTAACCGCCTGGCGGATATGTCGCGTGCGGATGTGGATTTGCTGGCCGGTGATATTGCCAGTTTCATTCTGGCCGAGCTGGTACAGGCGCACGCGCAGGCAGCTGATGAGTCAGATTATAAATACACGCACCGCGTCTACATGACAGCGGCGGCCATCACACGTGAATTTAATCAGACGCCACCACTGTGGGATAAGGTGACGTCCCGTTTTTTTGATCCCGAAGAAGTCGCGCCCGCTGTGCTGCGTATGCAGACTGAAAAATGGTGGACGGGGCGACTGCGCCGTGTGGCGGCCTCATGGCGGGAACACCTGCAGATTGCCCTGGCTAACGTCAGCAAAAAACACACCCCCTACGCCAGCAGAATGACGGTTTCAGAATGGCGGGAACAGAAACGCCGCACCCGTGAGTTTTTAAAGGGCATGGAGCTGGAAGACGAGGAAGGCAACCGCATCAGCCTGATTGAGAAATACGACGGCAGCGTGGCAAATCCGGCAATCCGTCGCTGTGAGCTGATGACCCGCATTCGCGGCTTTGAAAATATCTGTAATGAGCTGGGCTATGTCGGCGAGTTTTACACGCTGACCGCGCCGTCACGCTATCACGCCACAATCAAAATCGGCCATCGCAACCGCAAATGGAATGGTGCTAGCCCGGCAGACACGCAGCGTTACCTCTGCAGCGTCTGGCAGCGTATACGGGCAAAGCTGCACCGTGATGACATTCGAATCTTTGGCATTCGCGTTGCCGAACCCCACCACGACGCAACGCCACACTGGCACATGCTGATGTTTATGCGTCCCGAAGATGCGGATCAGGTGCGCCAGACAATCCGTGACTATGCCTTTCAGCAGGACAGCAACGAGCTGACCACGGATAAAGCCCGTAAAGCGCGCTTTCATGTCGAGGCTATCGATCCGGAAAAAGGCAGCGCTACGGGGTACGTGGCTAAATATATCTCTAAGAATATTGACGGTTACGCGCTGGATGGCGAACTGGACGACGAAAGCGGCAAAGAGCTGAAAGAAACTGCCCCCGCTGTTTCTGCCTGGGCGGCCCGCTGGCACATCCGCCAGTTTCAGTTTGTCGGTGGTGCGCCGGTTACGGTTTACCGCGAGCTGCGCCGCATGGGTGACACCGACACCGCCCACGGCCTCAGCGTGGAGTTTGCCGCTGCGCACGACGCGGCCGACGTGGGCGACTGGGCGGCATACGTTAACGCGCAGGGCGGCCCGTTCGTGCGTCGTGATGAGCTGGCCGTGCGCACATGGTATCAGCCGGGCGATGAGCTGAATGAATACGGTGAGGAAACAGTGCGCATCAAGGGCGTCTACGCAACTGAGGTTGGCGCAGACACCCCGATTTTAACCCGTCTGGCACAATGGAAGATTGTTCCGAAACGTGCCGTTGATTTTGGTTTTGACCTTCAGGGCGCGTCCGCGCCCTCTCGGAGTTCTGTCAATAACTGTACGGGGCGTTTGAGATCCAAGGATTCAAACCCGCCGGAAAGTGTGGAAGAAATCGATCTCAAAGGGATGAGCCCTAGAGAACGGCGACGAATGCTGGCCCGACTGAGAGCAGAAAAGCCGGATAAAAAACACCTTGTGCTGCGGCGGCCAGACAAGATAGAGACGGCGTGTGATAACGTGATCGGCCAGGTCAGAGATTTAAGCGGCGAAACCATCAGTCGCGGTCTGGCCGTGCGCCTGATAGGTGGTACACAGACAGAAATTGCGGGAAAAATGTTCCGCAGCACCTGTTACGGCGACTTAGTTCGGCCGTTCAGGAACAAAAATGGCACTTCACGCAAAGACGAAATACTGAGCCGTTTCAACAGCCTTGCTGAAAGTGTTAAAGCGGCCAACTTACTTAAAGCAGAAAGCAAAGCGCACAAAAAGGAAGGCTAAAAGTAAAAAAACATTTCACTTTAAGAACTCTCTAATATACTGTGTTTATGTACAGTTGTTTGTAGGGAGAAAATGTAATGCAGGATTATTTTTTTGAGTCTTTGAAGTTACAACGAATTGATTTATTTATTAAATTAGTCGCATCAAGTGATTGTAGTGAAGATGAAAAGAGTTTAGCGATCCAGTGGGTGTCTGAGCTGACCGACGAGCTCATGAAAAAGGTCAGAACCCACGAATATGCCCGCTCTATGGAAGTTTCTGAGTAAAAACGTTATGAGAATGGATATAGCCATCAAATCAACTCAGTTAATGCCGATAAGATAGTAAAGAGGCCGCCGCGCTTTTTTAAATATCAAGGCTCTTGAAAATGAAACTTCATGTAGTGCCTACTTTTATGAAGGGGCACTACATGTGCTCATCAGTATGCGTTAAGACAGAAACATCTTGCGCAATTGATGTCAATGAACTTAAGTTAAGTAACGCAACCAACACGCAGAACGATTGTCCTATTCGTAAGGCATTTGCCGTTGTTGTTGCTGGTGTCGAAGTGTACACTTCCGCGCCATCTAGAAGGAGGGTGGGTTATGTCAGGCATCACCGCATTTACTTTGGGTAATCCCGTTGAACGTTTGGCTAGAGTTCTGAAAGAGAACCAAGACAAGCTCAACTTGAGTCGAGATGGGTTTGTGACCGTTGATTTGTCAAACGAGGAGACACTAAAAGCTATCAAAAATCAGGTAGATAAGCTTGAAGGTGTCAAAACGAGCACTGTTAAAACAAGAAGTTTCAGAAACAGATAATGGCTACGTTACTTTTAGCTGTCATTCTTGTTAGTGGTTTTGTGTACGTTAACCTCTCACTTTCAACGCGTTACAGATATAAGCGTTCCAATGGTTGGGACGCTTATTTTTTTGTCGCTGCGTGGGGGATTGTCTTTTTTCTAGCTGGTGGGCTCCTGACTTTCATACTAAATTTTAGTGGTGGATTCCGTTTCGTTTCCAATCTGTTAAAACTTACTCCAGAAAGTTTCAGTGGGATGCTATCCACCACAACCGACAAAGCCCAGAGAATCAATGAAATCAAACAGATAGCGTGGGTTGTGATTTCTATTTTGCTGGCGGCTCTTTTTGGCTGGTTGAATAAAAGGCGTACGTCGAAAGGTGATCGCCGATGGGATGCGCTAGCAAAAGCTGTAGGAAACAACGTTTTTGAATCACTGCTAATGGAAGCATCGGCAAGACAATTCCCTATTATAGTTACGCTGTCTTCTAGAAAAATTTATGTAGGATTGGTTACTTGTCCAGCGCTTGAGAATGGTTCATCAGAGCATCTTGCAATACTCCCTATGCTCAGTGGATACCGGGATAAAGATGACCTAACAATTAGTATCACAACTAATTACTATCAACATTACCTCGACAGCGGTGTGATTGGTGGTATGTCTCGCCTAAATATACAAGATTTTCGTGTGTTAATACCCAAAGATGAGGTAGAAACGATTTCGTTCTTCGATACAGACACATACAACAAATTTAAAGAAGATGAAGAGCGCGATAAGAAAGACTCAAGTAAATTAGGTAATAAAAAACCATTTGTACGTAGGAAAAGAGCCCAAAGCGGATCGGATGATAGTAGTGCATGACTATGCTGCATGAATTCGCATGATCCCAAAAGGATCGTTTACCCTCTGGCCCGCCAATACTGGCGGGCTTTTCCATAGGTCATGCACCTGCATGAAAACCACTACTTAAAGCGGGCAGGCGTGGCGGGGCTACGAGCGCGCGCCACGACGTTTAGGCCATGACCATGCGGCCCGATTTCTGGTCCGCTGCCGTGTGATGTGGTTTCGAATGGCCTGCTCGACGGTTGAGGGGACAGTTGCGACAGGAGGCGTTACAGGCGCAATGGCAGGGTGCTGGAAATTCATAGTCGTTACGGTTAAAGTTTAATCATGTTGGTGACTGCTGGGTGTTGGTATGGATACAACCGAACAACTAAACGGAATGTATTTTTATGGCGGACTTTCTAACCTGTCTGCCGGTGAGCTTTTTTTCTGGATTATGGTTGATGTAACAGCTGAGCATTTTACGGGTGCCAAGGATGTTATAGCCGGAGCTGCGGTTTACGCGGGTAGTAACCAGATTACAGTCAGAGGTAAACCGGGAGACGCAACACCTGGTACAAGCTATGCATCTCAATACTCACGACGGTTATTAAAAGATATTCATCTGCCTTTCAGGCTGCCAACCTTCATACATTCGCCAGTACCCGGCAACCAATTAAGAATTAAGATGTTGATGACTCAAAAGTTATCAACCTTTACAGGCAGGACAATACCCGTTATAGGTTGGTTTGTCTTAGCCGCTGACGTGGCGCAGATAAGCTATGAGGCAACAGTAAAATATAATCAGATTGTCAGTAAGGGGGACAGGTTATGGTAAGGGATGAAACAGAAAAAGCTGTTTTCGATCTCGTTGAGACTTATAACGCGCCCAGCATATTTACCTTAAAGCGGTTTAAGTTAACGAACGATACTGACCTTAATGAAGATTTTAGAATGGATCCGATAGACGCTTATGATTTATTACAACAGTTTGCTGATAAGTTTTCAATTGATCCTAAAGAAATCGACTTTGAAAAATATTTCCCTCAAGATAATGGTAAGGCTTCAAAACCGCTGTTGATTCAGACTTTGATTGACTCGGCAAGAAAAGGTTGCTGGGTGGACTTTAAATAAAGTGCTGAGTTTTTTATTTATATCAATTTCTCTGGGTGAGTTTAAAGAGGGTCTATGGAATTACAAGCTAATGCTAGGACATTAACGAATGTGCTTTCTGTTAATAAAAAATATGTAGTGCCGAGGTTCCAGCGTGAGTATTCATGGGGGAAGGAACAGGTTGATGAGTTGTGGTCTGATGTAATATCTAATATAAAATGGGATTCTGGCTCTAAATCTTATACGTATAATGAATATTTTATCGGGGCATTGGTGTTAGTTGGTCAAGAAACAAGTTCTGAGTTGATGATTGTTGATGGTCAGCAACGTTTAACTACACTGACTATATTGTTATCTGCTCTGTGTGAAAGGTTTAAATCCATTGGTGAGATAGCTGTTGCCCAATCTATTCATAGCAATTATATCTCTGGCGTGGATGATGATGGGAAAGAATTCTTTAAGTTAGTGAATGAAACGCCAAAGCCTTATTTTCAGAATAACATACAACACATAACCAAAGGGAACGAGTCCCCAGAAACTGCAGAAGAGAAAAACTTACATTCAACATACAATGAAATATTCTCCTTCATGAGTTCTGATAGTCTATGTGGTTCGTTTCAAATTGATAGTAGCGAATTTGACTACATAGATGCTCTTAAAGCTGTGCGTGACCAAGTTCTGCGATTCTTGAAAGTTATTTATATAACGGTCAATGAGGAAGATGAAGCATACACTATATTTGAAACCTTAAATGCAAGAGGTATGAATCTAAGTTATGTTGATTTAATTAAGAATAAGATTTTTAAAAAACTTAATAGCCATCATCCAGATGATCACGCAAAGAGAAAGTGGACAAAAATAAGACAAATAATTGCAAGTAGGAATGGTGTTGGTTCAATTGAAACATATATTCGCCATTGGTGGGTTTCTAAATATTCATATGTCAGTGGGGATACTCTATATAAGTCTTTTTTGGAGAAGTGGAAGAGTGGTGAAATTGATGCTGCATCTTTTATAGATGAGTTAAAAGAAGATGCAGAGATATATGTTATGATCTCATCGCCGTTGGAACAGGATTTTCCAGAATCAGAGCTTAAGCCTGTACTTAGAGCACTTCAAGCATTAAAAACGTTCAATATAACTCAAAATAAGCCATTTTTGCTTTCACTATTTAGAGCTAGGCGTGATGGAAAGTTAAAACTGTGCGATATGAAAAAAGCTGTTCTCTCAATCGAGAGATTTCACTTCATGTTTAACGCAATATGTTCTTTGCGTCCATCGGGCATTGAAAGTACATATGCAAAAGCGGCACGTTCCTTAGTTGAAAAAAAAGCGACTAAAGTATCAAATCGCAAAACTATCAACTCTTTGTTAGAAATGCTTGAGAAGAGAAAGCCGAGCATTAATGAGTTTATAACTAATTTCGCTTCATTACGTTTTACTAATAAAGAAATAAAAAATAAAAAGTTAATTCAGTATATTTTTAATAGGCTGGAGCTTCATTATGTTAACACTGGTGAGTATATGCCCGATTCCTTGACTCTGGAGCATATTATCCCTCAGAGTGAACTGGGATTTAGTGATTCTAATTCTTTTAATGGTTATATTGGTAACTTGCTGCCACTTTCAAAAGAGCTTAATGAGAAGGCTGGTAATAAATCACTCAAAGAGAAAATACCAATTTATAAGCAATCAAAATTTGCGCTTGTAGGAGAGTTCTTGAGGAAATATGAATCGACTGATTATGAATCTTGGGGCCCTTTTTTGATTTCTCAGCGTGGTATCGATTTGGCAGAGCTTGCATATACCGATGTGTGGAAGTTTGGTAAAAAAACAGACTCTAACAAAGCTGATGAAGAAACTAGTATAGGCATAAATATAGTAAATGGGGCGTTCAGATATCATGAGCCGCCTGAAGGTGGCAGTTTTTTATACATACCTGAACCTGACAATTGATTCAAAAGGGCTGCGCGGCAGCCCTTTTTCCTAAAGCTCGTATGTCTTAAAATTTACTACATCATGATCCAACCATTTATTTAACTCTTTCATTCTTTCTTGAAGTGGAATTAGTTCATTGCGAACAAATACCTTACTTGCTTTCTCAATGTCACCAAATCCGCCCGTATTGTTGGGGATGATTCCCATCAGCTGCGGCGGTACCCGGTGCACTGCCAGCATATCGTCACGGCTCACGTTTTTTATATTCAGGAATTCATCCTTTGCCGCAACCTCTGACAGCGGGATGATCTGAATACCGTCTTTTTTGCCGGTCGGCGAGTACATAAACAGATTGCGGAAGTTGCCGGGGCCTTTAGCGCTTTTCATTGCCTTGCGCATGGCGTCAACATCTTCCTGATTCTGCGCCGGGTCTGTCACGTACATGATGAAACCGGCGTGACTGCCGTTCAGGTAATACTTACGGCGAAACAGCGTGGCCGACTCATTGAGCAATATGGACGGGATGGCCGACAGATAACCGGGCAGGCCGTAAACTTCCTGATTAAAGTCCGGCTCCATCAGGTGAAATACGCTGCCTGCCGTAAACTCATAGGGCTGCGTGTTGAGGCCGTATTGCACGAACCAGTAAGTGTCTAAATCCGTGCCGCGCCGCGTGTATTTTGCCAGTGACGGCTCAAGGCTCAAGGTATTGCCGAGGCGTGACGTGCGGCGCTCCAGGTAAGCGTTACCAAACACCAGATAATCCTGTGCAAACCGGGTAAAAGCCTGCTGACTTAACAGCGGGTGAGGAACAAAGGTACTCGCCAGAATGTTACATTTCACGCTGAGGGCTGAGCTGTGGTGCACAGCCGCGCGGAACGTACGCGCCAGCCCCTCAAAACTCACGGGCGGCTCATACCAGCGGTCATTGATGACGCATTCCACGTAGTCCAGTATTTCGCGGCGATCCAGTACCGGGATCGGGTCACCAAAGGTAAACGCCTCTGCCGCCGGTGCGCCCGTCATCTTGTCCTGTCGCGGCACGGGCTGCGTGCGTGCGCGGTTTCTGCGTTTGCTCATTAAAACATCTCCATAATGTTACGTTTACCTGCTGCCTCGCCCTGCAGCGGTTCGTTAGCCAGTGCGTGCATGACCGCCCAGGCTAAATCCGCGTGGCTGGCTTCTTCGCTGCGGCTGGCTTCGTAGGTTGGGCGGTTGCCGCTGGCCGTGGTGGCGCGTCGGATTGCCATGAATGACTGCGCAATGTCGAGGTGGCCGGCGTCAAACTCCAGGCGCTGATGGCTTATGATGTCGTAAGCCTTGAGCACCAGGGCGTTTTTGACGTTGGGGTTATAAACAAACTCTTTCACCTGCGGGAAAAAGGCTTTCACGTTTTCATAGACGCCAAGGCCGACGCCGGTCGAGTCAATGCCGATGTAGGTCACGTTGTACTGTTTCGTCAGCGCCCTGATGGCGTCGGCCTGCGCGCGGAAGTCCATTCCGCGCCACTGGTGCCGCTCAAGGATGCGGAACTTACCGCCCGACACGGCAGGCGGCGCGATAACCACACAGCCCGCGCTGTCGCCGTTTTGCGTGCCTTTGGCCGGGTCATAACCGATCCATACTTCGTTATAAGCAAAGGGGCGCAGGGCAAAGGCTTCGAAGTCCTGCCACACTTCCCAGCTGTCAACCATGCACGACTGCAGCATGGTCAGCGGGAACACCGACGCCAGATCGTCCACAAACTCACACATCAGCAGGTTCTGGTATTCCGGCGGACTGTACTCAAGGCGCAGCTGGTCGAGGTCAAAGAGGTTACAGCCACCGCTTACGGCGTCCTCAATCGTGACAATCTGGCGAAACTGGCCGTCGTCGCAGTACCGGCCCCGCGAAAGGTTGCCATGCGTCAGATCGATATCAACGCGCTCGGCTTTGGCACGCCCCCGGTTAAACAGGGCGCCAGACCAGAACGGATAGGCGCTGTGCGTAAGACTGGACGGCGTTGAAAAGTAGGTCTGTCGCCATTTTTTATGCAGCGCCATGCCCGACGCCACTTTACGCAGTTCCTGAAATCTCGGTATCCAGAAATATTCATCCAGATAGAGGTTACCGTGATAACTCTGCGCGGTGCGGGCGTTGGTGCCGAGGAAATACAGACATGCGCCGTTAGCCAGCGTCATCGGGTCGCCTTTCAGGTCTACGTCAGCCTCGCGGGCAAACTCAATGATGTACTGTTTGAAAACGTGCGCCTGCGCCTTACTGGCGGATAAAAATATCTGGTTGCGTCCGGTGGTCAGCGCATCTATCAGTGCCTCGCGGGCAAAATAGAATGTCGCACCAATCTGGCGCGACTTGAGCACGTTCCTGATACGGTGCTTGTTTCCGACTTCCCACCAGTTGCGCTGATAGCCGAACATCGAAGCGTGAAAAATTTCCTGTAACTTTTCGATCTGCTCGTCGCTGAACACGTTCTTTTCCGGTGGCGTGCGCGGCCCTTTGTTGCGGTTCGCCACTTTGGGATTGAGATCGGCCTCATTGCCGCCGTTGTTGAATTTGCCAATACGCGCCTGCTGCACAGCCTGGCGGCTTAACAGGTCAATTTCCTTGTAGTCCTTACCTTCTTTGTCCTCTTTCATGACCAACTGTGTGTAGCGCGCGGCGGTGGTGAGCTGCATCTGGTCAAGCGGGCCATAGTCGCCCCACCTGTCGCGTTTTTTCCAGCTGTGAACGGTTGCGGGTTTCTCTCCCAGCATTTCAGCAATGCGGGCGATGCGGTATCCCTGAAAGAACAGCAGCAAAGCCTGTCTACGGGGATCGAGGTCTGCGGGGGCGATTGTCGTTGTCATGGCCCCAAAATACGGCCCGCCCGTTTCCTTTTCCGCCGCCCGTGATTGTGTGAATTACGGTACAACGCTGCCGCGTTGTTTCAGTACCCCTCTCGCCGCAAACATAGGGACTCACAGAGTTTTTCAAACCGGAGCCTGGCACATGACAGTAGCTGCAAAGCGTTTCCGAATCGGGGTGGAAGGTGCCACTACCGACGGGCGCGAAATTTCCCGTGAATGGCTGGTACAGATGGCCGACGCCTACAACCCGTCGGTTTATACCGCCACGATTAATCTGGAGCACTTAAAGTCATACGCACCAGACAGCACCTTTAACCGCTACGGCACCGTAAGTGCGCTGGTTGCGGAAGAAATCAAAGACGGCCCGCTGGCCGGAAAAATGGCCCTGTATGCCGACATCCTGCCGACAGGCCCCCTTGTTGAGCTGGTTAAAAAAGGCCAGAAACTTTTTACCTCAATGGAGGTGAATACCAAGTTTGCCGACACCGGCAAGGCGTATCTGGTCGGTCTGGCCGCAACAGACGATCCGGCAAGCCTCGGCACCGAAATGCTGCAGTTCAGCGCCAGTGCTGCCAAAAATCCCCTGGCAAACCGTAAGCAGCACCCGGACAACCTGTTTACTGCCGCCGCAGAGACCGTGATCGAGCTGGAAGAGGTGCCGGAGGCAAAGCCCGCTCTGTTTAAGCGTATTCAACAAATGTTCAGCAGGCAGCAGCAGACCGATGACGCGCGTTTCAGTGATGTTCATCAGGCCGTCGAGCTGATTGCCAGCGAGCAGCAGAGCTACAGTGCAGCCAATGACAAGGCCGTCAGCGAGCAGGCTGAGCGCATCGGTGCTCTGGAATCGCAGCTGCAGGAAACACAGGCCGCGTTTGCTGAACAGCAGACTGAATTTAACGAGCTGAAAGCGCAACTGAGCCAGGAAGACGGCCGCAAAGACTTTCGCCAGCGCGCACCGGGCGGTACTGCACCCGCTGCCACCCTGACCAACTGCTAAAGGAGCAGCAAACCCCATGAAAACGACTACCCGTTTTGCTTACAACGCCTATTTATCCCAACTGGCGAACATCTACAGCGTGCCGGTTGCCGAGCTGTCCACCAAGTTTGCCGTAGAGCCGTCCGTGGCGCAGAAGCTGGAGGACACCATTCAGCAGTCAGCCGCATTCCTTACGCTGATCAACATTATCGGGGTGCAGGAGCAGTCCGGCCAGTTGCTCGGCCTCGGCGTCGGTAGCTCTATCGCAGGCACGACGGATACCAGCACCAAAGAGCGCGAGCCAACCGATCCGAGTGCGATGACCGAAACCGAATACACGTGCGCGCAGACCAACTTTGATACGGCCATTACCTACGCGAAGCTGGACCTGTGGGCGAAATTCCAGGATTTCCAGGTGCGTATCCGTGACGCCATCGTTAAGCGCCAGGCACTGGACCGCATCATGATCGGCTTTAACGGCATCAAGCGTGAAAAGACATCTGATCGCGTTAAAAATCCGATGCTGCAGGACGTTAACAAAGGCTGGCTGCAGAAGCTGCGCGAAGATGCGCCTGATAACGTCATGGGCAGCGAAACCAAAGACGGCGTAACCACGGCTAAAACGGTCAAGGTCGGCATTAAAGGCACCTATGCCAACCTTGACGCACTGGTGATGGATGCCGTTAACGAGCTTATCGATCCCATCTTCCAGGACGATGACGAACTGGTGGTTATCTGTGGTCGCGAACTGCTGGCTGACAAATATTTCCCGCTCGTCAACAACGGGCAGGACAACGTTAACAAGCTGGCCGCCGATCTGATTATCAGCCAGAAACGCATGGGCGGGCTGCAGGCGGTGCGTGCGCCTTACTTCCCCGCCAATGCGGTAATGATTACCCGTCTCGATAACCTGTCGATTTACTGGCAGGAAGACACCCGCCGCCGCTCGGTCATCGACAATCCGAAGCGTGACCGTATCGAAAACTTCGAATCGGTCAACGAGGCGTATGTGATCGAAGACTACCGCTGTGCCGCGCTGGTCGAAAATATCGAAATGGGTGACTTCACGGCACCGGCCACAACCGGAACGGAGGCGTAATCCATGAGCCTGAGTCCCGCACGGCAGCACCGTTTGCGTGTTCAGGCTGAACAGGCCGCCCTTGAGGGCGGCAGTGTTCGCCACGCCAGCGGCTACGAGCTGATGCTGCTGCAACTGACCGAAGACCGCCGCCGCCTTAAGGGCGTTCAGTCCAATGCCAAAAAAGCGGAAATCAAATCCGAAGTCCTGCCGAAATATGCCGCCTGGGTGGATGGCATCCTGAGCGCCGACAGCCCGAATCAGGATGACGTGGTGATGTATGTGATGCTGTGGCGCATTGATGCCGGTGATTATGCCGGTGCGCTGACCATTGGCCGCCATGCCCTTAAACACGGCTGGGTAATGCCGCAGGGGTTCAGCCGTAACGTGCAGGCGCTGCTTGCCGAGGAAATGGCCGACGCCGCCAAAGCCGCCATTCTGGCAGAAACACAGTTTGATGCTGACCTGCTGCTGCAGACACTTGACGCCGTGAACGGGCAGGACATGCCGGATCAGTCACGCGCGCGCCTGCACAAATCCACTGGCTGGGTACTCACCGAAAACGAGCCTGAGCTGGCGCTGAATCACCTTAAGCAGGCCCTGCAGCTGGATGAAAAGTGCGGGGTGAAAAAAGACATTGAGCAGCTGGAGCGGAAAATCCGCAAAGACAGCTGATAACCGAACGTGCCAACGCGCGGGGCGGCACGGGGTGGCGACAGGCAGCGCCGCATCAAAACCCCGTCCACCGCCCACCTATTCAGGAGCAGTAACGATGGAATTTGTAGCACCCGAACAGCCAAAGGTTGCGGCAGTGCAGTGGCCCGTTGCGCCGGTGATTATCCCGAATAACTCATTCTGGCCGGACATGGATTTGCAAAAATTCCGCAGCGCGATGCGTGTTGACGGCACCGTGACGCCCGACCGGCTTAAACAGGTGGTGCTGACCGCCATTGCAGAAATTAACGCCGAGCTTTACCCGTGGCGTGAGCGGCAGGAAATGAAAGGCTATAACGCGCTGGCCGACGTACCCGCCGAGAAGCTGGCAGGGCAGAGCGTGCGCCTGCACCACTATGAAAGCGCCGTCTGGTGCTGGACGCGGGCGGTGCTTAACGAGCGTTACAGCGACTTTGACGCCACCACATCCGGCGTGAAGCGTGGCGAGGTGCTGGAAGATGCCAGCGCCGATCTGTGGCGGGATGCGCGCTGGGCCATCAGCCGCGTGCAGGATCTGCCGCACTCCGTAATAGAGCTTATTTAATGAAAGTGCGTGCGCAGCAGTATGACACGGTGGACGCACTTTGCTGGCGTCACTACGGGCGCACGCAGGGGCTGTCCGAGCTGGTGTTACAGGCCAATCCGGGGCTGGCGGAATACGGCCCCACCTTACCCCACGGTTTAGAGGTCGAGCTGCCGGACGTCGCGCCCGCAGCCACGGCGCAGACCGTGCAGCTATGGGACTGAATCATGTGGGAAAGAATCAGCACGTTTATTACCTGGTCGATAGCCGTTTTTATGGCCTGGCTGGGCGACTTGTCGGTTAAAGACGTTTCAACGTGGGCCGGGCTGATTATCGGCATCGGCATGGCGCTAATCAGCTGGTACTACAAGCACAAAACCTACCAGCTGCTGGCAAGCGGGCGCATCACACGGGAGGATTATGAATCTGCAAACCGTTAAACGCTGCGCCGTCGGCGCGGTGCTGGCCATCGCAGCCACGTTGCCGGGCTTTCAGCAGCTGCATACATCGGTTGAGGGGCTCAAACTGATTGCCGATTACGAGGGCTGCCGCCTCAAGCCATACCTGTGCGATGCGGGCGTATGGACCGACGGGATCGGCAACACACAGGGCGTGGTGCCTGGCAAAAGCATTACCGAGCGGCAGGCCGCCGGGACGTTTATCACCAATGTGTTACGCGTTGAGGCGGCACTGGCGCGCTGCGTGGCGGTTTCCATGCCGCAGCAGGTTTATGACGCGCTGGTGTCGCTGGCGTTTAACGTCGGTACCGGCAACGTGTGCGGTTCAACGATGGTGAAACTCATCAGGGCAAGCCGGTGGCGCGATGCCTGCTATCAGCTGCCGCGATGGGTGTACGTGAAAGGCGTATTTAATCAGGGGCTGGATAACCGGCGCGGGCGCGAGCTGAGCTGGTGCCTGAAAGGGGCGGCAGCATGATGCGCGCTGTTGTGGTGACCTGCTTTGTCGTGCTGCTGGTGACTGCCGGGCTGCTGTCGTGGCAGCTGCACAGCGCAAACAGGACCATCGGTACGCAGGCGGCGCAGCTGGACGCAAAGGATAAAAAGCTGAGCCAGAAAAACAGCCAGCTGATGGCGGTCAACATACTGGCGCAGAGCAGCAACCTTGCACAGACTCAGCTGTATGCGGCGGCTGAGAAAAACAACGCACTGCTGCGCCAGCGGCAGCGCCAGATTGAGGATCTGAAACGTGAAAATGACGCCCTTCGCCGCTGGTCTGATACCCCTCTTCCTGATGCTGCTGTCCGGCTGCGCCAGCGACCGGCCATCACCGGAGGTGAATCTTACCGTCAGTGGCTGTCCCAGAATAACCCGCTGCCAGCTGGGGCCGTCGGCGGCGCGCACTAACGGCGATTTGCTGGCCGCGCTGGACGAAACTGAAACCGCCTGGGCGGTCTGCGCCGACAAGGTGGACACCATAGTGACCTGCCAGGAAAAAGACGATGAACAAGCCGCAGTCCTTACGCGAAGCCCTTAACAGCACCATCCCTTACCTGCAGCAGAACCCTGACAGGTTTCACCTGTTTGTGGACAAAGGGGCATCAGTAGGGACTGCTGCCGCCTCGCTGTCGTGGGAATACCGCTACACGCTGAATGTGGTTATTACGGACTTTACCGGCGATCAAAATCTGCTGATGGCGGCGGTGATGTACTGGCTGCGCACCAACCAGCCCGACGCGCTGCAGAATCCCAATGAGCGCGAACAGCTTTGCACGTTTGAAGTGGACATTCTCGGCAACGGTGCCTGTGACATCAGCATTAATTTAAAGCTGACAGAGCGGGTTATCGCCGAGGAAGTCAACGGCGTGACAGAGGTCAGAGCCGTGCCGGAGCCGGGCAACCCTTTTGACGCGGACGACATCTGGACGGTGCGCCATGGATAATCTGCACGAGGTTGACGCCTGGCTGGATGCGCTGCTGGCAAAGCTGGAACCGGCAGAGCGCAAAAAGATGCTGCGCGAGGTGGCACGCGACGTGCGGCGGATTCAACAGGCGAATATGACGGCGCAGCGCTCGCCCGATGGCGGCGCATGGGAGCCGCGCCGGGTATCGGCCAGGACGAAGCCGGGGCGCATTAAGCGCAAGATGTTTGTGAAGCTGAAAACCGCTAAGTACCTCAAGACAAAGGCTACGGGCGACAGTGCCGAGGTGGCTTTTGTGCCTGTTGTGCAGCGTCTGGCACGAGTCCACCATTACGGCCTGCGTGATCGTGTTAGTAAGCGAAGCATTACTGTAAAATACTCTGAAAGACCTTTATTAGGTTTAGACAACGAAGCCGAAAATATTATTCAGGATGTAATATTGGGCTGGCTAAAGTAGCCAGCTTACATATTTAATCAGTTTTGCTTGCTTTCTTTGAAGAGTTAACTAATTCGATTACTTTGCTCATCAATTTCTCTTGAGGTAATGATGGTGTTTTTTCAAATGTTATGTTGTGGGCTCTAAGGTTAGATAAGTTTTTCGAGAATTCATCACTGTCACCACCACTCAGCATGAATGCAATTTTTTGATTTTCGAAGTCAGTACCCAACTGCATATAATATTTTACAAAAACCAAAATGGCGCGCATCACAAAGCCGATAAACATTAACACACTAAAGCTGATAATAAGAGCTGCAATTGACTCGGCTATTTTCTCTGAGGTTGATTTTTCAGGTGAAAAGGATGCTTTCAAAAAAGCTCTGAAAGCTAGTTCCGCTTCATTGTCCTTCAAAAAATCAACATCGGCAGTATCGCTTTCACTGCTATTAAGCTCACCTTTCCCTATGTTGTCTCTTACGCCTTTTATATGTGAACTGAGCGCAAAGTCATTTAAGATTTTTTTCAACTCAGTTTGCTGGCGTGAGTCAATTACTGCACTGATGGCATTTGCTAACGGAGATTCAGATGTGTTTTTGATGTTATATGCAATAACGACAACGATAGCCACAACAATCACTAGGAAATAGATTAGGATGAAGAGGTTTCTTCTTACGTCTTTTGAACGTTTATCTAATACTTTAAGTATGTATTCATAATCAATTTCTTTTAACTTCATTTTATCCATTGCTGACCTCTGATGATTATATTTAATTGTGCCATCCCTTACACAAGAGGCGCTGTTAACATATTAATGCGTTATCTGAGAATCTAAAAGCATGAACGAAAAACTTACCGAAATCATGCGCCTCATCACCAACCTGATCCGCACCGGCACCGTGTCGGAAGTCGATCCGGTTAACTGGCTGTGCCGGGTGAAAACGGGCGACCTTGAAACCAACTGGATTAACTGGCTCACCCTGCGCGCCGGTAACACGCGTACATGGTGGCAGCCTACCGTGGGCGAACAGGTCATGCTGCTGAGCCTGGGCGGCAACCTCGAAACCGCCTTTGCACTTCCCGCGATTTATTCCGATGCATTCCCGCCGCCGGATTATTCAGAGAACAGCAGTACTACGCAGTTTAGCGACGGTGGTTTTTTTCAGTACGAACCGGCAACCGGCCAACTGCTGATAAAGAACATCAAAAGCCTGCGTATAGAAGCGGCGGACGGCATTCAGCTGCTGACTGAGGCTTTCGGCGTTGAGGCCAGCAAGACAACCCTCAGTAGTGAAACGGCTATTAACGGCGCAGTCACACAGAGCGGCGGTGATATGAGTTCTAACGGCGTTGTGGTGCATACCCATAAACACGGTGGCGTTAAGTCCGGCAATGACATATCAGGAGGCCCGGCGTGATGTATCTCGGCATGAACCGCGACACCGGCAAAGCGATTACCGATATCGATCACATTCGTCAGAGTGTCAGCGACATTCTTCTGACCCCGGAGGGCAGCCGCCTGGCGCGCCGCGAATACGGCTCCATGCTTTCCGCGCTCATCGACCAGCCGCAGAACGGCGTCACCCGTATGCAGGTCATGGCGGCAGCCTATACCGCGCTGAGCCGATGGGAGCCGCGCATCCGGCTGATTTCAGTGAATTTCACAACGGCCTATGACGGTTCGATGGCCGTTGAGATAAACGCACAGCGTGCCGACGGCTCGCCGCTGGCAATGACCATCCCAACGGGGGTAAACCGTGGCAGTGATTGACTTATCGCAGCTTCCCGCGCCGGAAGTCATTGAGGTGCCGGACTTTGAAACACTGCTGGCCGGGCGCAAAGAAAACCTGATTGCGCTGTATCCGGCAGACGAGCAGGCCGCCATGCGCAGCGTGCTAGCGCTGGAGTCCGATCCGCTGGTCAAGTGCCTGCAGGAAAACGTCTACCGCGAAATCCTCTTACGCCAGCGCATCAACGAGGCCGCGCAGGCGGTCATGGTGGCCTATGCACTCGGCACCGATCTGGATCAGCTGGCGGCCAACAACAACGTTAAGCGTCTGACCATCACCCCGGCCAACCCTGACGCCGTGCCGCCGGTTGCCGCAGTCATGGAGTCCGACGACGATTTGCGCCTGCGCGTGCCGGGTGCGTTTGAAGGGCTGAGCGTGGCCGGGCCTTCGGCGGCATATGAGTATTACGCTAAAAGCGCGGACGGGCGCGTATCTGACGTGTCGGCAACGAGTCCGGCACCGGCGGAAGTGCTGATCACCGTGCTGAGCCGTGAAAACAGCGGCGCAGCAACGGACGATTTACTGAATGCAGTGAACGCCGCGTTAAACGCCGAAACCGTGCGCCCGGTGGCGGACCGCGTGACGGTGCAGGCCGCAGCGATATTCGATTATCAGGTAAAAGCCACGCTGCACCTGTTTGACGGCGTGGCCGCTGCCCCGTGTCTGGAGGCCGCACAGGCTGCAATGACCGCTTACCTTACCGACCAGAAAAAGCTGGGCCGCAGCGTGCGCCGCGAGTCTTACGGGGCGGTGCTGCGCGTGGCGGGCGTGGACTGGGTGGAAATCACCGAACCGGCGCAGGACATCATTCTGGACCGCACGCAGGCGGGCAACTGCACGGCGGTGGCCGTTACGGTTGCCAGCGATAACGGGGGTAAATGATGAGTCAGAGCCTGTTACCGCCCGCGTCCTCGGCGCTTGAGCGCAGGCTGGCGCAGGCGTGCAGCGGCATCAGCGGGCTGGACGTTCCGCTGCGCGACCTGTGGACCCCTGCCACCTGCCCGGCGCGGTTTTTGCCTTATCTCGCCTGGTCATTCTCGGTTGACCGCTGGGACGAGGCCTGGGCGGAAAGCGTCAAGCGGCGCGTGGTGATGGATGCGTTTTACATCCATCAGCACAAGGGCACCATCAGCGCCGTGCGTCGCGTGGTGGAGCCGTTCGGCTTTCTGATCCGCGTGCTGGAGTGGTGGAAGACCGGTGAAGCGCCTGGCACGTTTCGCCTGGACATTGGCGTGCAGGATCAGGGGATTACCGAGCAGACCTATCTGGAGCTTGAGCGGCTTATCAGCGACGCCAGACCCTGCAGCCGTCATCTGCTGGGAATGTCGATAAACCTGCAGGTCACGGGCGAAACCCGCATTGCGGCGGGCAGCTACGACGGCGACGCCATGACCGTTTACCCCTACACCCCGGAAAACATTTCCGTCAGCGGCGGGCTTTACAGCGGCGCGGCGGTTCACGTTACTGACATGATGGAAATCAGACCATGAGCCAGAAATATTACGCCATAGTGACCAACCTCGGCGCGGCCAAGATTGCCAACGCCGCCGCGCTTGGTACAAAACTGAGTATCACGCAGATGGCCGTGGGCGACGGGGGCGGCACGCTGCCGACGCCGAACGCCAGCCAGACAGCGCTGATTAGCGAAAAGCGACGCGCGGCCATTAATACGCTGAGTATCGATCCGGCCAACGCCAGCCAGGTGATTGCCGAACAGGTCATCCCTGAAACCGAGGGCGGTTTCTGGATCAGGGAAATGGGCCTGTTTGACGCTGACGGCACGCTGATTGCGGTCTGCAACACGCCGGAAACCTACAAGCCCGCGCTGCAGGAGGGGAGCGGGCGCACGCAGACCGTGCGCATGGTTCTGATTGTGAACAGTACCGATGCGATTACGCTTAAAATCGATCCGTCGGTGGTGCTGGCGACCCGTCAGTATGCGGATGACAAAGCGCTGGAGGTGCGCCAGTACGCCGACGGCCTGTTGGATGCGCACCTGAAAGCGACCAACCCGCACCCTCAGTATGCGCCGGTTAACAGCCCGACGCTGACCGGCACTCCGAAAACGCCCACGCCGCCCCCCGGCACGAACAACACGCAGATGGCAAACACCGCCTTTGTGCAGGCGGCGCTGGCCGCGCTGGCAGGCGGTGCGCCCGAAGTGCTGGATACGCTTAAAGAGCTGGCCGACGCGCTGGGCGGTGATGCGAACTTTTCCACGACGGTGCTTAATAAGCTGGCCGGTAAAATGGACATTGCGAAAAACGGCAGCGACATCGCCAGCGTGTCCGCGTTTCTTAACAACCTCGGTCTGGGGAGTGGCTCGGCGCTGCCGGTAGGCGTGCCGGTGCCGTGGCCGATGTCAACGCCGCCAGCGGGCTGGCTCAAGTGCAACGGGGCCGCATTCAGCGCAACCGACTATCCGCAGCTGGCGAAAACGTTCCCGTCGCTTAAGCTGCCCGACCTGCGCGGCGAATTTATCCGGGGCTGGGATGACGGGCGCCTGGCGGATGCGGGGCGTGGCTTACTGACCTTGCAAAATGCAACTTACCTGCGCACCGGCATGATGGACTATAACGGAAGCGATGTTGATAACACTGGCGTATATATCGGCATGGCCTATTCAGAAGCAGACACGGTGACGAAATCGCTTGAGCCGCCAAAAGGCATATTCCGCGCACCAAATAATACTGATCTGGGATTTTCTGTATCACGCGATAACGGCGTGACAGGCAGCGCAAGCAATACCGTCTATTCCGATGGCGGTTCTGTATGGGTTTCCACGCGCCCGCGCAACGTGGCGTTTAACTATATCGTGAGGGCTGCATAATGGCCGCAAAAAAAAGTATCACCCTGGACAGTGACGGGCTGGCCGTCACGTCCGGCACTCTGACCGTGTACAGCTTCGATCCGGCAACCGGGGAATATACCGGCGCGGCAGATGAGTATCTGGCGCAGGGCGTGGGTATTCCGGCACACTCTACCGACGTCGCGCCGCCCCAAAGCGCCAGCGGCAAAGCCTGCTTATTTCAGGGCGGCAGCTGGCAGCTGGTGGCTGACCATCGCGGCGAAACCGTCTACAGTACCGCAACGGGCGCGCCGGTTCTGGTCACGCTGCCCGGTGATTATCCGGCAGGCACGACACTGATTAAACCGCAGACGCCCTTTGACACATGGGGCGGCGTGGCATGGGTGACTGACACCGCCGCACAGCAGCGCGCCGCCGTGGCAACGGCAGAGGCCGAGAAAAGCAGCCGCATTAGTGAGGCGGGCAGCGTGACGCAGGTCTGGCAGACGCAGCTGGCACTCGGCATCATCAGCGCAGACGACAAAGCGCAGCTTGCGGCATGGATGCGCTATATCCAGCAGGTACTGAATACCGACACGGCTAGCGCGCCGGACATCCGCTGGCCGGAAACACCACTATCATGAGAAAAGGCCCGATTTGGGCCTGATTGAAATAATTCAATGAGTTACTTTATTGCCAAGCTTGAAAGTATTTTTTAATGAATCGTACTATTTAATTTGGCTGCATTTAAAGCATTGTGCGTATTGGTTGATTGGTTAGGTAGCTCTTTGTATATATCCTTTATAGAATAGATTAATAATGATGCGATTAGAATGAGCACTAAAGCGATAGCTATAGGGACGCTTTCATCTTCCACTTTCATTAGTTTTAATGCATAAAGAGAGGCTAAGAAAAACATTATAAAACAGGCAACGTAAACTACTATACCTACTGATGCATTTGCAAAAGCGTCGCTGGTTGTTGCTACATAAAGGTGCGGTAAAGTCAGCAGAACGAAAGTCAATGTGATGATATTAATTACTGTCCTTATTCGTTCTGGGGTTTTTTTGAGTTTACTAAATCTGTCAAGATAAAATATAAGGAATGCAAACAGTCCGGCGAAAACCTCTATTATACTAATAAAAGTTGCGTATTTCGCTCTAAAGCCGGGAGTGTCAATCATGTAGTTTATAGAGAAATACAAAGCTACAGCAACGTAAAAAAAAGAAAATACGTACCCAAAAAACCGTAAAAAGATTTTTAAGCGCAGAGGCAATTCACCTGTTCCTTTTGGTTTCATATCTATTCCATAGTTATCTATTGATTTGATGATTGTATTCAGAAGGATTGTGTCATTGACTGCACAATCAATCTCGCAAGACTCAACATAATCGATAATTCACCATAGTGAAACCCCTTTAAAGAGGATTTGCTAAATGCCACAGGATTACCATCACGGCGTGCGCGTTATTGAAGTTAACGAAGGCACCCGAACCATTACCACCGTCAGCACGGCCATCATCGGGATGGTCTGCACCGGCGACGACGCCGACGCGGCAACGTTCCCGCTTAACCGCCCCGTTTTACTCACCGACATTGTGACCGCCAGCGGCAAGGCTGGCACAACCGGCACGCTTGCCGCCTCGCTCGACGCCATCGCCGACCAGGCTAAACCGCTGGTTGTCGTGGTGCGCGTTAAACAGGGCGAAACCGAGGCGGAAACCTCGGCCAACATCATCGGCGGCGTGACCGATGACGGGATGCGCACCGGTATGCAGGCCCTGCTGGCCGCGCAGACTGTTTGCGGCGTTAAGCCGCGCATTCTCGGCGTGCCGGGACATGACACAAAGGCGGTGGCAACCGCGCTGCTGAGCGTGGCGCAGAGCCTGAAAGCCTTTGCATATATTGCGGCATACGGCTGCAAAACCGTGTCCGAGGTCATTGCCTACCGCGCCAATTTCAGCCAGCGCGAAGGGATGCTCATCTGGCCTGACTTCATCAGCTTTGACACCGTGCTGAAAGCCGATGCGACGGCGTATGCCACCGCCCGCGCGCTCGGCCTGCGCGCCAAAATTGACGAACAGACCGGCTGGCACAAGTCCCTGTCCAACGTCGGCGTGAACGGCGTCACCGGCATTTCAAAAGACGTGTCGTGGGATTTGCAGGACCCGGCAACCGATGCGGGCCTGCTGAACCAGAACGACGTCACCACGCTGATCCGTAAAGACGGCTTCCGCTTCTGGGGTTCGCGCTGCCTGAGTGATGACCCGCTCTTTCAGTTTGAAACCTACACCCGCACGGCGCAGGTACTGGCCGACACGATGGCAGAAGCGCAGATGTGGGCCGTTGACGGGCCGCTCAATCCGTCGCTTGCCCGCGACATCATTGAAGGCATTAACGCGAAGCTGCGCAGCCTGGTGAATCAGGGCTATCTCATCGGCGCAAGCTGCTGGCTGGATGAGTCGGTCAACACCAAAGAAACGCTCAAGGCCGGACAGCTGTTTATCGACTACGACTACACGCCGGTGCCGCCGCTGGAAAACCTGATGCTGCGCCAGCGCATCACAGACCAGTACCTGGTCAACTTCGCCGCCAGCGTTAAAGCATAAGGAGCTGAACACATGGCCTTACCCCGTAAGTTAAAACACCTGAACCTGTTCAACGCAGGCAACAACTGGCAGGGGCTGGTTGAGTCCCTGACTCTGCCAAAACTGACGCGCAAGTTTGAGAAGTATCGCGGCGGCGGCATGGCAGGTGCCGTCGATATTGATATGGGCCTGGACGATGGCGCGCTGGATACGGAATTCACCGTCGGCGGCACCGAGGCGCTGCTGTTTAAGCAGCTGGGCGCGGAAACCGTAGACGCGGTGCAGCTGCGCTTTACCGGCTCAATACAGCGTGACGACACCGGCGAGGTGCAGGCGGTGGAGCTGGTCACGCGCGGGCGCTACAAGGAGCTGGATTCCGGCGAGTGGAAAACCGGTGACGCCAACACGACCAAGGTTTCCGCGACCAACAGCTACGCCAAGCTGACCATTAACGGCGAAGTGCTGTTTGAGGTGGATCTGGTCAACATGGTTCACATCGTGGACGGCAAAGACATGATGGAAAAGCACCGCAGCGCGCTGGGCCTGTAATCACGGCGGCAGGCGCTGGCCTGCTGCTTTTATCAATTTTATTCAGTGGATTAAAAAAATGAGCGAAATCATCAGCGAAAAAACCGTCACCCTGGACACCCCAATCAAGCGCGGTAAAACAGAAATCAAAACCATTGTTCTGCGCAAACCGCAATCCGGCGCGCTGCGCGGCGTGCGTCTGCAGGCGTTGATGGAAATGGACGTCAACGCGGTGATGGCCGTGCTGCCGCGCGTGTCAACGCCTGCGCTGACGGCACAGGAAATCAACGAAATGGACCCTGCCGATCTGGTGGCGCTGTCGGTGGAGTTGCTGTCTTTTTTGTTAACGAGGTCGGCGCTTTCGACTATCCCGCAGAGCTGACCGTAGACGATCTGGTGGCAGACATCGCCACCGTGTTTCACTGGCCGCCGCCGGTCATGTTCGCGGAGTCGCT